ACTTTCATCAAAGTACATTAAATGATATCTGTTTGAGTTTCTAGTTGGCAGCATAAAAGAAAGTGGCGCTGCGTCTTTGGTAAGTTTATAGGTCTTATTGACCAATACATTTTTTTTCATTTGATTATAATTTAGATTTAATAAAAGTAATAACTACCCTCGTCACAATAACAAGGGTAGTAATTACATATTTAATTTATGATTGGAAAATCACAAAGTTATTTGCACCCATAGTACATACACATCTTTCAGATAGGAAGTTTACTTCCATCGCATCTAAATCAGATGTTGCTGCACCACCAGCTGAACCTGTAATCCAAGTCTTGTACTTTCTGTCTTCAGTTTCAGAAGCTCTGTAACGTACATGTAAGAAAGGACGCTTAGCATTCTTTCCAAGGATTTGGTCATAAACAGTTGTAGAACCTGCTGGCACTAACAATCCATTTACAGCTCCAGTTCCAGTTAAACCACCACGCATAGTTGGGTCGTTTAAGTATTTCCAGTCAGACTTATAGAAGTCATAACCTCTACGGAATCCAGTGAATCCAAGGTTTAATGCCATCTCTTGGTCGTTATCAAACAAACCATAAGAAGTACCATTAGCACCTACTTGAGCAGAACCGTTAAGCTCAGCTAACATGTCATCAATGTCAAATCCAAACTGTCTGTTTAAGAAAAGTACGTTTTCTTCAATCGCACCTTGCTTATCTAAACGAGAAATGATAGTATCGAAATCTGCTAGTGCAGTTGGGTTACCACCTGCCCATACATTTCCTCTATTTTCTACTGCATGGAATACACCTTCAGAACCTTTGTTTCCTACATCTCCACCTGCTGCAATTGCTCCAGAACCTGCTTCTGCTGGTACTGCTTCAATCATAGCTGTTTCTAGGTAGTCATCAAAACGTAAACGAGTTTCGTGCTCAGACTTCAAGTACCATAGGTATCCTGAAGCTCCGTTCTCAGTAGTCACTTCAATCCATCCGATTTGTGCCATATCAGAACCTGATACTGCATACTTATCTTTGATGATGATTGGAGAGTTGTCGAAGATTTCATCTTCAGCCTCTAAAGAACCTTGCATTCCATTGCTTCCTTTTTTGAATTCAGAACCATAGATAAAGATAGTTGCATCAGCATTACCTGCTCCTGTACCACCTGTATAACCTTGAGCATTGTAGAAAGCTACACTAATCTGGTTAGCGTTCAATCCTCCTGCAACACCTACTGCTGTTACAATTCCTTTGAATTCTCCTGAACCGTCATTGTTAGTAACAACTAAAGTTTGACCTACACGAATAGCAATAGTTCCAGCTGATAAGCCTGTTGCAGCTCGGTCTGGTACTAACGCATCGTTAATATCAAATGTTACGTTGTCTCCAGCAACTACTGCTCCTGTACCAACTTGTGTATATTTAGTGTGTAGTCTTCCTTGCTCTGCCCACTTTACTAAGTCTGAGTTACTTGGTAGCTCAGCTCCTACTAAACGTAAGAAAGAAGAAATAGTTCTGTTACCATAACGCTCAAATTCTTTTTCATACGTATCTGGTAAGTACTGATTCAAAAAGTTGAAATCAGTAATATAGTTTGTAGCCAACGGCACTTGTTGTGGTGCTGGCTGTAGCGCAAATCCTGGTCCTACCGGAGTAGTATTTGGGCCTAATAATTGTCCTGCCATTTTTTAATTTTTAAAATGTTGTTAATTTTTTCGTTTAATACTCTTAATTCTTAAACCCTTTCCTTCACTTGGATTGATTGCACGAAACTGAGTTCCTCCTTTAGAAGTAACTTCAGGAGCAGAACGTGTAGACATATTGATGTTTTTCATCTTTCTAGTTACATCGTCCGTTGCTGCTGCCTTGCCTTGCTCGTAAAAAAACCTTGCGAACTTGTCAGGGTTCATTGCTGCCGATAATGCTTTATGATACTCAGCTGCGTTTTTAACTAATCCGTCCTCATTCAAATGATTATTAATAAAATTAATAACGCTTGATTGAGACTTTCTAATTTCCTCCACAGAACCTCCTGGATTGTATAACAAATTAGCTTCATCAATACTGACCTTAAAACCTTTAAAGTCTTGATTTAGCACCTTGTCAGTTTCTTTTTCAAAGAAATCTACTTTCCTAGACTGCTCTTCTGACTGAGTCTTTGCATTCTCAACATATTGCTTGTACGCCTTGTAGTCTTCATTGTCCTCAGAAATACCAGTTGCGCTTGACTCAAGCGGCTGGTGATACATTTCTTTTTGTTCATTGAAAAACTTCTTAGCTTTTACAATTGCCTTTTTCTTTTTTAACTTAGCTCTTTTAATATCAGATTCATCATCAAGTTCTTCGTCATAGGAATAATCTTCCATTAACAACTCAACATCCTCTTTATCAATACCTTCTTCGGTAGCTAAAAGATACTCAGTTAAAATTTGGTCTTCATCTAAGGAATCGAAGTCTCTGTTTAATTTAACATAATCTTCAATGCCACGACCAGTTTTCTTTTTATACTCAAAATATGCCGACACATCTTCTGGTAATTTATCGTTGCTTTCTTTTTCTGCAAACAATTGGTCTACCGATGATATGTCTTTATCATATCTATTCTTAATAAAATTAAGAACTTCTTCTTCTTTTAGTTCAGCACCTTGCGTTTCCTCTGGAGCTTCGGTTTGCTCTACAGCTTCTGGCTGTGTCTGCTCTTCGTGTTGCTGTTCAACTTTTTCAATTAGAGTTTCCTCTACTTCTACTGCTGATTTTTCTTCAACAACACCTACTTCTTTTACTTTTATTTCCATTAGATTAAATTTTAGTACAAATATAGTACATTAAATAATTATAATTTATTTACTTTACCTAGGGTCGAACTCCGCTAAATCAAACCCATCTAAGCTATCTTCATTAGATTCAAAGCTTTGAGGTGGTAAGTTATTTTTCCTTTGATTAATCAGCTTTGATTGCTCTGTGTTCTGCTGACTAATACGCCCTGCCTTAGCTGTTTCTCTTTGAACCTCTCTTTGAGATAAAGCTTGCTCTGCCATACCCCTTAACTGTTGATTGTAATTAAACTCTTCAGCCATTAGTTGACTTTTTAGCTGAGCTTCATTCTTCATCTTCTCAATTTCAAAAGCTATCTCCGCTTGTTTAATTTGCATCTTAGCATTCATCTCTGCTTGAGATTTTTGCATTGCTGTTTGAGCTGCCATTTGTTGAGACTTCAACTGTGTGGCCGCCTGCATCTGTTGCTGAAGCATAGCGTTCTTTTCATCACGCTCTTGCTTCTGTTTACGCTTAACCTTTAGTAATTGATTGGCTAGTTTGATATTTTTTATTTCTCGGATATCAATAGCATCCTCTAAGTTTATATCACTTTTAGATAATGCCATTTGTATATTTTGTTCAAGCTGAGCTTTTTCCTCTTCATCAGGAGAAACTTCAATAAAAATACCAAAGTCATAAATATATAAATCAGATATATCGTTAAGTATACTTACGTTATACTTACCTATTTTATTTATAAAGTCTTCCTTAAAATCAGAGTATTCTAATATATCCGCTACTCTATACGTTAGAGCCTCTGCTAGTGTTCTGTAAATATATAAACTCCCTTGAAGTATATGTCTAGTTGCTGTGTTAGAGTTTAATGCAGCAAGCTTTTGTAATCCAACTAAAGAATTAGGGTCAGGTGTTGAACCATCCCTAGCTTCATTAAGGCCAGTTACAGTTCTAATCATATTAAGATAATGATTATAGTTTGTAATAAGCATCTGAGTTTTACTAGCTCCACTGTTTGAGGTTAGCTGTTGTATAGGAACTCTTGCTTGATTAAAATCTCCATCCTGAGTGTAGCTTCTACCTATTACAGAACCTGTCTGAAAGTACAATCTTAGCGCATCCTCTGGATTATATGCCGCACCTGTACCCAAGTCAACTTCGTTCAATCCGTCTGCATCAATAAAGACCCCATCCGGAACGACTCTAGCTATGACTTGTTGTAGTTTTAAGTGTGTAATCTGAATTAAATCAGCGAATGGAATCATTCTTCTTACTAACGATTCAATAACCCCTTTATACATTCTTGGTGCTACAGCCACATAGTTTGGCAACGCATGTTGTGAAGAAGACTGAGGGCGAACCATATTACTAGCGAGCTCCCACTTCAAAAGAATATCAGTACCCATCACCATTATTCCATCATACCAAACGTCAATAGTTTTAGAGACCTTCTCAAACTTCCCATCCTCCATCATTTCTGGCGGAGGGTTGAACTGGTCATCTTTCTCTATCATTTTTTTAGCTCCAGTATCTGTAACCTTTTTTTTATAAACCATCTTCTTTGTGGTCTTATAATTAAAATACATTAAGGTTACTGTGTCTCTATAAAAAATATCGTTTTGTTGATACTGTGCTGTGTTGTAATAATCATACCAGCTCTGACTATATTTAGATATTTTATCTAAATCATCGTTAGTTAAACTCTGGTCTATTTTAAGCAGCTCTGTAATTGGAACTACTTTAATTTCACCCCAATAAAAACAATCTTTAAAGTGTGGGTCTTCTGTATAGCTGTATACTATGTTTGCAGGGTC